AGAAGCTCTTGCTTCCGGTAATGCGGCTCTTGTTGACGCCGAAAGTGCCCTCGCCAATATTTCCGGCTACTCCGTAGCTCCCTCCGGCGCTTTTGGGGGAACGGGCGCCTCCATTGTTCTCCTCTCTGATCTCGCTGTTCAGAGCCAGGTCAATATTTCTGGCCAAGGCGGACTTGCTGTTCAGTTTGAGTCGGATGTCATCACGATTTCCGGTGGAACTGGAGCCGGCGGTGGCGGCGCAGTCGGTTCCGGGAACGGCGAAGTCTTCTTCCTCAACGACACCGTTATCTCAGGCAGCTATGTTATACCTAGCGGGAAAAATGCGATGTCAGCCGGACCCCTCACTCAGCTGAGCGGCGTGGTCATCACCATTCCTAGCGGCAGTGCCTGGACGATTGTGTAACTATGCCTCTCTCATTTGATGGCGCAGGGATTATCACCGGTCTTCAGGTCGGCGGCTTGCCTGACGGCACTGTCGATCAAGATACGCTGGCGATAGATTCCGTAGGGACCGCAAAAATTGTAGATGACGCAGTCACTGTAGGAAAAACAAGTTTTACTGGCGATCTTCAGTTCAACTCCGGCTTTGGCAGTGCCGCTACGGCTTACGGCGTAAGGGCATGGGTGCAGTTTCGTGGTGACATTTCTTCCGGCGGAAACAGTCAAATAAATGGGTCAGGCAATGTCAGTTCGGTCACTGATAACGGAACTGGCGACTATACCGTTAACTTTACAAACGCAATGCCAGACACTAATTATATAGCCTTTGGCAATGTCATGGAAGATACTGGCGGCTTTAAGGGTGATCACAATCTTTATATGTATAGGCGAACGCCAGTCACAGGCAGTGTCAGGGTTAATGCCGTTAACTTGGCTGGAAACGTAGTTGATGATGATTATGTCTATGTTGGAGTTATCCGTTAAAAACCATGAAAATTCTTTACCCTAATTCTGAAGGCGGCGTTTCTGTCATCGTTCCAACCGGGGAGCTTTCTATTGAAGACGTTGCCCAAAAAGATGTGCCCGCTGGGACGCCTTACCTGCTCGTTGAAGATGACGTAGTCCCTTCTGATCGCTCTTTCCGTAACGCTTGGGAGGCTGACTTCAGCAACCCTGACGGCTACGGCATTGGCGCTGACGCTTGGTTTGCACAACAGGAGGCTGAGCAATGATCAACGTCAACATGCAAAAGGCGCGGGACATCCACCGCGACAAGGTGCGCCAGGCACGGGCCAAGCTTTTCGAGGTGGCTGATCTCGCCTTTATGAAGGCCATCGAAACCGGCGACGATCTGGCCAAAGCTGAAGCTGTTGCGGTTAAACAACTTCTTCGGGATGCTCCCGCAGCACCTGAAATTGATGCTGCATCAAATCCCGAAGAACTTAAGGCAGCGTGGAACAACTCGCTACTCGGTGAAAGCCCTTACTGAGTCGGCTAATATGAACTTACGCTTGAGGGTCAGCGCAGCTAAATGACCAGTAAGATCCGATTTAGGGGCGCTACATCAGGCTTCGTAGAACTTGCTGCGCCTGACGCTGCTGGAAGTAATACGCTGACTCTGCCTACGGGTAACGGAACTACCGGTCAATACCTGCAGACCGACGGCGCTGGTGCGTTGAGTTGGCAGACGGTTACTGATACAACTGGCTGGACTTACGACTCAACAGGCACAAGCCTTACTGGTGCTTCTGTAACAGTCGACAGCATTCCCAGCGACGTGCAGGCAATACACATGGTTATCGACGGTTTGTCCGTAAGTTCGGCAGTGGAATGGGACATTCTGGTTGGAACTTCGGGTGGAGACACCACTAGTGGATATGACTTTATTGCTGGATATACCGGTGACACCAGCGACCAACGCGGCAGCGTAACGGACGCATTTACAACAAAAGGTACAAACAGCGCCGCTTATGTTAATTATGCAATTATGAAACTGGAGCGTGGTGACGCAAATGGAAACACATGGTTTGCTCAGTATTGGGGAAGAGTTACCGGTGAAAGCAAAATTTATTATATGAATGGCATTGTTGACGCTGGCGGCACGTTAGATCGAGTAACCATATCAGCGCCTACAGGTACTCTTGATGCTGGTACGCTCTACGTTCACTACCGGGTGGAGTAATCATGAATAAAATTACACGCAACTTGCAAACCGGCGAAATCACTGAAACGCCGCTCACTGCTGAAGAAATCGCAAAACGCGAAGCCTACGAACGCGATGTGTTGCCTGGTCTCCAACTGGAGCAGCTCCGCCAACGCCGCAACCAACTCCTTGCCGAAACCGATTACCTCGCTCTTGCTGATTCAACCCTGACTTACGAGATGCGGTCTTACCGCCAAGCACTCCGCGATCTACCGGCTAACACCGTGGATCCGGCTAACCCCGTTTGGCCGACCAAGCCAGGAGCCTAACGATGAGCACACTTCGTGTAACTCACTTAAAAAACGAGACCAGCAGCTCGAATAACATCACCCTGGATAGCTCTGGGCGTGTTGGGGTAGCTAATTCAACCCCTGGATCGTTAGACGCTTTTGGCGATGATCTTGTTATCGGAGACGGCAGTGGTCACCGTGGCACAACAATTTACTCAGGCACAGGCAACCAGGGCGTAATTTATTTTGCCGATGGCACAACTGGCGGCGATGTTGCTCGCGGAAAAGTTTTTTATAGCCACAGCGACAATTATCTAGCCTTTGATACGGATGCCACGGAGCGGATGAGGATTGATTCCTCAGGTAATCTCCGCTTCAACTCCGGCTACGGCAGTGTTGCTACGGCTTACGGCGTAAGGGCGTGGGTTTGCTTTAACGGCAACAACGGCACTGTGCTGGAAGATGGCAACATCAGCAGCGTCACTGATAACGCAACGGGAAATTATACGATCAATTTTTCTACCTCAATAGCAGATACAAACTATGCAGCAGCTGGATCCAGCGATTCCGCTACTGCAGGTGATGGTGTTGTATTTGGTCCGCCCGCAACAGGTAGCATTCCGATGAGAGTTTTTGACCAAGGCGGCACTTTACGAGACCACGACAAAGTTTTTGCCATTATTGTCCGATGACTAAAATTATTTTCCCAAACTCTGATGGCGGCGTCAGCGTCATCATTCCAACCGGCAAGCTTCCCATCGCAGATGTTGCCCAAAAGGATGTACCCGCTGGTACGCCTTACCTGCTTCTCGAAGACGACGCTATTCCTACTGATCGCACTTTCCGTAACGCTTGGGAGGCTGACTTCAGCAACCCTGACGGGCACGGCATCGGCGCTGACGCCTATTTTGCAGCTAAGGCAGCGGAGGCTGAGCAATGATCAACGTCAACATGGACAAAGCGCGGGACATCCACCGCGATCGAATCCGCCAGGCACGAACCAAGCTTTTCGAGACGGCTGATCTTGCCTTCATGAAGGCCATCGAAACCGGCGACGATTTGGCCAAGGCTCAAGCTGTTGCTGTTAAACAGCTCCTTCGGGACGCACCCGCTGCTCCTGATATCGACGCTGCGTCGAATCCCGACGAACTGAAGGCCGCGTGGAACGAGTCGTTACTTGGACCTTCTCCTTATTAACTAAATTCGGCTAAAGTAAACTAGGCACTAGGGCCAGATGTAGGGATGGTACTCCGCTCACCACTTGTTATTATCAGCGGTGTCATCAATCAGTTGCCGCCTGGTGACTCGATTGGTGGTGAGACTGACCCTGTAGCTCTAGCGTCTGGTAACGCCGGTATTGCTCTGGGCCTCGAGGCTCTGGCGTCAGGTAACGCCGCCCTCGTCGACGCCGAAACTGCACTTGCATCCGGTAATGCCGGAATTGCAGTTGGTCTTACTGCTTTAGCTTCTGGTAACGCAGCTCTTGCGAATGAAGCTGCTATTTCCGGTTACGCACTTGTTCCTTCTGGTGCGTTTGCCGGTGCTTCTGCATCTTTAGTTCTACTGCACGACACGACCGTCGGCAGTACGGTCAATCTTTCGGGCCAAGGTGGTCTGCAGATTCAGCAAGTTGACGACCTGATCACCATTTCGGGTGGTACTGGTGCTGGCGGCGGCGGCGCCGTGGGTAGCGGTCAGGCAGAAAACTTCTGGCTGAATCTCATTGTAATTTCTGGAAGTTATACTATTCCTAGCGGCTATAACGCCGGTACTTTCGGTCCTGTCGATGTCCTAAGCGGCGTCACGGTCACCACTCCTTCTGGATCTACTTGGACGGTGGTCTAAATGGTTTTACGAATCCGTGGCGAAGGACTTGTAGAAGGGCTTCAAGTCGGCGGCTTGCCTGACGGCACTGTTGATAACGATACTCTGGCGGCCGGTACGCCTGATACAGCAGCGCTGCCCTCTGGAACGGTTCTTCAGGTCGTTACCAATAATTTCACTGACGTATTCAGCATCACGACCGGAGAGGATACTTTTGTTGACGTTACCGGATTTTCGGGAGTCCTAAACCCAATTGCGTCCGGCAATAAAGTCCTAGTAATGTGCCAAGTTGGTCGAGCTGGAGCAGCCAACACTGGTGGTCGTTTGACTAACTTCAGACTTACCAAAAACGGTACTGCTTTCGCTGTTCCTCCTGCTGCTGGAAGTAGGCAGTTAGCGTCTTTCTCGTGTATTAGTACAGACAGTCCTTACAATAACGGAGGCGGCGTGGTTTATATGGACACCACCGATGGAACAACTACGGTTAATTATCAGGTTCAAATGATGAACCAGGCTAACGGAGAAACTACACGAATCAATACAGCGGGCAACGACGGCGATAGTACAGACGCCCCGTATGCACGAACCGTCTCTTCCCTTACTTTGATTGAGATTGCAGGATGATTACCTACTCTCACGATGCAATTTTTAGGGCTTACCCCCAAGCCGTAAAAATATCGGATACCTACGGAGCCTTTGACGCTAACGACAACAAGATCGAACTCGATCCTGCGCTCGTTAACGCTGCTGCCGCTGAGATCGCAGCCGAATTTGCTGCTACTGACTACCAGCGCCAACGCGCAGAGAAGTATCCAAGCCTTAAGGATTTTGTGGACGCCTATTACTGGGCTCAAAAAGGCGACAATACGCTGATGGATGCTTACGTGGCGACCTGCGACAAGGTCAAAGCTGATTATCCGAAACCGCAATAAAAATGCCTGCTAAACTGTTTTTACAACCAGGCGTTTTTGGCGCTTACGCTCGAGGTGCCGTATGAGCCCAGTAAGAATCTACGGTGACCAAGGCTATCTAGAGCTTGCTGGGCCTACGCAGGCTGGAAATACGTCTCTAATTATGCCTTCGGGCACCGGGACGAGCGGCCAAGTCATCCAGACGGATGGTTCTGGTGCTTTGTCGTTTGCTGGTGGAACAATCCTGAACACTTGGACGGCAACTGATACTACTGGTAGAAGCACTACTAGTACATCATTTGGTGTAAACGGTAATACAGCCTCTGTTACCTTGACTCCAGCTAGTGCTGACTCAAAGTTCTTGGTGTTTGTTCGTACAACAATGCGAGCGTCAGATGGTAACGATGCTTGGTCAATTACTGTGTTTAGAGATTCAACCAATTTAGCTCCAGCCGCTACTCAAGGTTTTGCACAAGGCAATTCAGTTCCGGGTGTTTCTGCCACTACATTCCCCGTCACTATTGTCCATCTAGACTCTCCAAACACTATCAGTGAGATTGTCTATCAACCTCAGTTCAGGTTCATAGATCTTGACAGCGATACGGGTTCGGCGCTGATGGGTTACACCGGTGGTGGAGATTCCACAGGACCCGGTACTACGATCACCGTTTTTGAGATTGGAGGTTAGTCATGCTTACCCCTGATTTACTAGTACAAGCTGTTCAAGCTATTGATCGTCGTGCCAAGTTCTGCTTTGCAGATGCCGACATTAACACTATTGAGTGGCTAGAAGGTTATACCCCGATTCCGCTGGCTCAAATTCAAGTTGAACTAGATCGCCTGATTGCTGAACAACCTTTGGAAAAGTTGCGTTCTAAGCGCAACCAACTCCTTGCCGAAACCGACTACCTCGGTCTTCCCGACCTAGGTGGGTTCACCCCCGAAATGGTGGCGTATCGTCAGGCACTCCGCGATCTTCCCGCGAACACCACAGACCCCACCAATCCCGCGTGGCCGGTTAAGCCAAACCCCGCTTAGGTTTTACTAAGTGGAGCTATAATCAACTTATAGCCTTTGGGCCTGCGGAACAGTGAGCACAGTACGTACAACCAATCTGCAGAGTCCCTTCGCAGCTAGCGTTGGTTTCGAGCTGCTCGCTGACGGCACGGTAAAGGGAAATAAGGCGAGTTACAGCACAATTTCTGGCGTCGGAACGATCAGCGGCCAGATCACCCTGGACTTTTCTCAAGCGAATAATTTTAGTCTCACGCTGGGCGGCACCTCGAGCTTCAACGCCCCGTCGAATCAAGCGGAGGGCCAAAACGGCATTATTTTCATCATCCAAGACCCCAATGTTGGTCTCCGCACCCTGAGTTACAGCGGCGCGTGGAATTTCCCCAACGGAAGCGCACCCACACTCTCGACGGCGAGTGGAGCTGTAGATTCACTGGCTTATGTTGTGCGCTCTGGCGGCGCTGTTGATTGTGTGTTCAACGCCGCTTTTAGCTAATGGGCATCCTCGGCGATAATCCTTTTGTTGCTCTCGGCAACCCTGGTACTGGGTATCAGATCGAGCAGAGCTTGCGGTTTGATGGCAGCTCTGCCCTTGAATTTACACCTACATCGCTTTTATACAACGCTAATCAATGGACGTGGAGTGTCTGGCTCAAACGCGGAGTGCTTGGCGGCGCTGGAACCGGCGGCAGGACAATTTTAA